TTTTTCTACCCCACGTAATTGCAATCAATCGGTGCTGTGCGGACATATTTCGGTACACAGCTGCCTACTACGAGGCGAAAATGTGGTGTGTGATACACTTAAAGAAATCCTGGAAAGGACTGACTTGAAACATTGAACCTGTCGCGTGGATTTTGAATCCCCGCTATACAAAACAGGATTATCATGATCGAGTTTGCACCATATACAACGGCACTCCCGACGTAGAGTACAAATATGTCATTACAGCAAACAGAGGCAGGCGTCCCCGCTGAAGAGGCGCCTTTGGCTGTGGCGAGACCCACAGAGTTCACTGATAAAATAGGGATGGTAGCCCCTTCAAAAGACCAGTCCACTTGCCTTGATCGGCTGGTGGCCATGGATTCTGATCCATGTGCTGGTACCCCCAAACCTATTGGGGGCGCGTTACCTTGGCGTCCAAAAAGGTTGGTTGATGTCGTACCTAACGACAAAGCTGGTTATTGTGTTAACCTAAACACAAAAACAGTTTCAGTTATGGATACTGGGATCATCACATTGAGCATGGACTCATTCATCGTTGATATTTCAATTATTGAAGCTATTTGCGACTATGATGAAGCAATTGCGAAAGAAATTGAATACGACATGGAAATTTGTGATGATGGTCTACTCCCTTTGAACAGAATGTCAGAAATGATGTCAGATAAAGGAATGGACCGACCACCCATTAGCGTCGAGAGAGTTGGTCGTTTATACAAGGTTATAAATGGCAGACACCGATTGGCTTACCATTTTCTGAAACGAACGGAAAAGATTGAGGCTGTCATAGTGAACGATGGTCATCAATCTTTCATCCGAGACGGTGGTGAAAGTAATCCTGGGCCTAAGGCTCGGAGGAAGTCTCGGAGTGTTAAGAATTCGAATTCGGCTGGCCCGAGTTCGAGTTCTGGTGCGACGACACCTGTAACAAACGTTGGTAGTACAACAAGTTTGGCTACTAGTAGTGGCATTTCTGCTAAGACAGGGTTACCTAAGAACAGTAACACTTCGCAGGTACCACGAAAGAAAGTTCCAATGGTTGGGAACTCAAAAAGGCAACCCCAGCCCAGGCAGGCCCGGGACTCTGATTTCATTGATAAAGCTGCTAATGAACACAGTGTGACAGAATGGTATTTGGCCGCGGTAAAACGTGGTTTCAAGAACCAAGACGCGTTGGACGTTTTCAATGCTACTGTCACTACAATTGCAAACGACATCGACCCCAGGAGAATACCCGTGTGTATGGAATGTGGTTGCTCAGATGCAATTTTGTGTAAGCATTACATTGTTAATGGTGGTGTCGAAGCCATTGACAATGCAGTTGTTATCCCCTCTACAGGTGGATTTTTCATGAAATGGAGGTTTCAGTGGTTTGAACGTGCATCTAGAATGTTTACGTGGCCACGTTTCGACAGCTCAGTACTGGTTAATCATTATAATGCCGGATTTGATCCATCCGTCATTCCAGATACTGAGATCTGGCCTGAAATGCTATGTTACATAAGATTGCATTTACACACCGAATACAAGATTGACGGTGTATTCAACAGGTCAGCTAAGTTGGCACATTGCAAGAAATTGGCTAATAGGTTTTTAACCGACAATAACATCAAATTGTCAGATTGTTTAACGCCTGAGACGGTTAATCAAATTCAGTTAACTGTAGCCCGTGCCTGTGATCAAAGAGACGACCAAACGCTCTTTAAAACTGATGATCCGAGACGAAATTTTTGGGTAGCCCCTGGCCGCTTGCCTTATCGTCGTATCATCATTGCAGCAGCTGTAATATCACCCGTAGTTGTTGCAAGTCTGGTTTCTGTGTCGCTGAGAATGAAAATATTCGTGTTCAGTCGACTCGTACAGGTAAACGCGGAGATTTTGGCCCGTGGAAGTGTGCTCGTATTCTGGTCCACCCTAGAAACGGCAAAGATCGTGACGATTGCTCTCGCACAGAATATCTGGAGTGGGATTGCAATGCCTTGCTTGATAAAGATCCAACGATTGTCATGCAAGGGTGTTGCCACAACGTCTATGATTCTCTCCACAAACGCTATCTCAAGCAAACACCAGACCCTCAGCCTAGCAAACTCAACATGCAAATTGTTAGGCGAATCACTAACAACCTCGCACAACGAATACGTGAGCAGATTGATCTCAACAACATCGAGTTCGATCCGAAATTGTTTCTCGCGGCTAAGTGTGGTCGATTGCGGAACAGGTATGTTCGCGCTTACAAGGAGTTGTTACGTGATGGTGTCGAACTTTCCAGCGACAGTTCGATATCTGCCTTCGTCAAATTAGAACGTTATTTTGAAGAGGGCAAGGCCCCC